TGCTGATAAAAGGCGCACAAAGGCCGTTGCGTATCCTTTGCGCCCGTGAGTTTCAAACATCCATTCGGGATTCCGTCCACAAATTACTGTGCGACCAAATCATAGAACTGCGCTTGGATGGGTTTTACGAGATCACCCAAACCAGCATTAGGGGCAAAAACGGGACGGAATTCTCCTTTATTGGCCTAAAAAACAACGTAGCAAACGTCAAATCCTATGAAGGCGTAGACATTTGCTGGGTGGAAGAAGCCCAAACGACCAGCCGGTTGTCGTGGAATGTGCTGATTCCTACCATTCGTAAAGATGCAAGCGAAATATGGGTTACGTTTAACCCCGAACTAGAGTCAGACGAAACATATCAACGGTTTGTCATCCATCCACCTGGCAATTCAGTAGTCCAAAAGATTAATTGGTCGGACAACCCTTGGTTTCCCGAAACGCTGGAATTGGAGAAAAATTCCTTGCGCGACAGGGACATTGAATCCTATAACACCGTTTGGGAGGGAATCTGCCGCCAATCCGTAGACGGTGCGGTATTTGCCCGAGAAATGCAGATGGCAGACCTTGAGGAACGCATTACCAAAGTGCCTTACGACCCGTCCAAACCCGTCCATGCGGTTTTTGACTTAGGCTGGTCGGACGCTACAGCGATTTGGTTTGTCCAATGGATTGGCATGGAAACTCGCCTGATTCGCTACCATGAGGACAGTCAAAGGACTATTTCCGAGTACTTGGCTAAGATGCAAACTTACGGATATGTGTACGATACACTTTGGCTTCCGCATGATGCCGAGAATAAAACCCTTGCAGCGGCAGGCCGTTCTATCGACCAAATTGTGCGGGCAGCGGGGTATAAAACCAAAATTATCCCTAGAACGCCGGTCGTAGACAGTATTAATGCGGCGCGTACATTGTTTAGAAATTGCTGGTTTGATAGGGAAAACTGCGCGGATGGGCTACAATGTTTACGACATTACAGGTTTGACGTTGACCCTGACACCAAGGCGTTTAGCAAAAACCCGTTGCATGATGAGTACAGCCACGGCGCGGATGCGTTCAGAATGCTAGGGTTAGTTGTCAATGAGCCAAAGAAACGGGTAGTAAAGCAAACTTACCAAGTACCACAGTCATGGATGGCCTAAATGGATATTGACCCAATCATTGACGAAGCGATAGACTTCCTCAAACTCTGCAATGATGCAGACACCAATAACCGCCAGGAAGGGCTGGAGGATTTAAAGTTTGTCAATGGCGACCAATGGCCCGTTGAACTGCAAAACTCCCGCAACCTAGAATCGCGGCCTGTCCTGACAATTAACAAGCTGGATGGGTACTGCCGCCAAGTCACCAATCAGCAGCGCCAGCAGCGTCCAAGAATTAAAGTACACGCCACCAATAACGAAGCGGACGTAAAGACCGCCCAAGTAATTGAAGGCATGACCAGGCATATTGAGGTTAACTCCAATGCGGATAACGCATACGATACGGGGTTCGACCACGCTGTAAGGATGGGTTGGGGCTATTGGCGCGTAACCACAAATTACGTCAAAGAAGATTCGTTCGATCAGGAAGTCTATATCGACGCGATTCCTAACCCATTTACCGTTTACTTTGACCCCAATTCCGAGCGTGTAGACGGGTCAGACGCAGAGCGCTGCCTTATCACCACAATGATGAGCAAAGCCAAATTCCGCAAGTTGTACCCTAACAATGATGATGGAACATCGTTTACCCAGCGCGGCACGGGTGATACACAATCAGAATGGATAACCAAAGAGGATATTCGCATTGCCGAGTATTTTTACGTGCACCGCGAATCAGCGACCCTTTATCAGTTGTCTAACGGTACGTCCACATTTACCGAAGGTAAAGACTTCCGCGCCCGTTTAGAAGCGGCAGGCATCCAAATCCTTGATGAGCGTAAATCGTTTAAGCGCACAATTAAGTGGAAAAAGCTGACCGCAATGGAAGTTATTGAGGAACGCGATTGGCCTGGTACATACATTCCCGTTGTGCCTGTTTATGGGCGGCACGTTGTCATTGGCGACAAACGCCATAAATTTGGCATGGTGCGCCACGCTAAAGACGCGCAACGGATGTACAACTTTTGGCAGACCACCATTACCGAATCGGTCGCCTTGGCTCCAAAAGCCAAATGGATAATGGCTGAAGGCCAAGACGAAGGCCACGAAAGCGAATGGGCAGCGGCTAACGTTAAGTCTTTCCCATTGCTGCGTTACAAGCAAACGGACATTGATGGGCAGACAGCGCCACCCCCGCAGCGTTTACAACCCGAGCCACCGCCTGCCGGAGTAATGGCAGCAGCCGCAGGAATAAACCAAGACATTGCCACATTAATGGGCATTTTTGACCCGTCTCAGCAATTGCCAGGCAATATTTCGGGCAAAGCGTTGAACGGGCAACAGCAGCAAGTTGACTTAACTAACTTTGATTTCTACGACAACCTGACAAAATCTGTTGCCCACACCGGCAAGATCATCTTAGACTTGATTCCCCATATTTACGATTCGCAGCGTGTAATGCGAATTATTGGGGATGATGGCAAGCCCGACTTGGTGACGATTAACGAAAGCAAGCAGGACGAAAACGGCGTGTTTAAAGTTATGCACGACATGACCGTGGGGCAATATGATGTGGTAATGGATACCGGCCCAGGCTTTAACTCCAAGCGCCAAGCAGCGGTTGAATCCATGATGCCATTGGTGACGGGCAACCCTGATTTGTTTAAGGTTGCTGGCGACCTTGTGTTTAGGAACATGGACTTCCCTGGCGCAGAGGTTATTGCTGACCGGCTGGCGGCGTCTAACCCGCTTGCCCAGATCGACGATAAATCACCCGTGCCGCCGCAAGTTCAGATGCAATTGAAGCAAAACCAAGCGCAAATGCAAGAAATGCAGCAACAAATGCAGCAAATGCAAATGGTGATTAAGCAGCGCCAGGACATTGAGCAGGTTAAGCAAGATGCCGAAACAAAGCGGGTTTTGATTAAAGAAACAAACCGCGCTCACGAAATGGAATTGACAAACGCAGAGCGCCATAAAGAAATGGAAATGAAGATGGAAGCATCGGCGCATGAAACTGTAATTAAGACCGAAACCCAAAAGGAAATCGAGCGCATGAAGGCTGAAGTGGCCTTAATGTTGGCCCGTTTGGATAAGGCAGCGGCTCATGCAGCATCTTTAGAAACTACTGAAAGGGCTATCTAATGGCACGCGAAATTGTTACATCGGAAAACAAAGCTGCTTACGATGCTAAAAAATTGGGGAAAAAACCGCAAAAATATACAGAACATGGACTTCCAATCAATGAAAAAGGTCATGTAAGACTATTTCATGGAACTTCTAAAGAAGCGGCTCAAAAAATTTTGAAAGAAAAAATGTTGAAATCGGCTGGTGAGCCAGATGTTTACTTTACAACTCATCCAACAGGAACTGGATATGGAGATACAACTGTTGCTGTTGATGTGCCTCATCATTTATTAAATTTAGATGATGAATTTCCTAATGGACGTATGGATTTTAGAGTTTCAACAAAAAACAAAATGTTGCCTATTCATAATCCAGAAATTGTTAAGCCAAAGGATTAAATTTGTGGTATAAACCACACAACCTTACCAGTTAGGTTTTAACTGGGCAAAAATCTTGAGGAAACTCATGTCAAGTGAAAAAGAAGCCGGTCAGGTACTGACTAGCGAGAATGCAGCGGAATTTTATTCGAACAAACTTGGATTAGCTGACAATAGCCAGACTCCCGAGGCTGAAACATCAGAGCCGGTTGAGGAAGCAGAGCAGAGTGAGCCAAGCGAAGACAAGGACGCGAAACCGACAGAGGAACGGAAACAAAATCCGAAACTCGAAAAGCGGTTTTCAGAGATAACTAAGCAACGCGAACAGGCCCGCCAAGAAGCGGCGCAGGAACGGGAAGCAAGGCAAAAGCTGGAAACTGAGATAGCGGCTATTAGGCAGCAGCAACAGCCCCAACAGGCTAAAGCGGCTGACGAAAAGCCACAGCCAAGTCAGTTTACGGATGCTTTTGAATACGCAGAGGCATTAGCAGATTGGTCGGCTGAGCAGGCATTGGTAAGGCGAGATAAGGAAGATTTGCAGCGCAGGGCAGACGAAGCACAGCAGAAAGTGATTTCTAGTTGGGCGCAAAAGGTTGCAGCAGCGAAGGCAGACATTCCAGATTTCGATGACATGGTGGCCTCTAGTGGTGTTGCGGTAAGCGACCCCATTCGGGATGCCATTTTGGAAAGTGACGTAGGCCCACAAATCCTATACCACTTAGCCAAAGAGGATGATCTTGCAAAGAAGATCGCTTCAATGTCGCCATTTGCAGCGCTACGCGAGATTGGGAAGTTAGAGGCTAAGTTTGAGAAGCAACCTGAGACAAAGGCAAGTAATCCTGTCGGGAAAAGTAAAGCACCACCACCGATTAGCCCTATTCGGAATGCTGGAAGCGCAAACAACGTAGAAATTGGCTCAGACGGTCAGTTTCACGGAAGTTACCAAGCGTGGAAAGCAGCGCGTAAGGCTGGTCGAATTCGATAGTTTTAATATTTTTAAGGATATATCATGGCAAATAATTTGCTAACCATATCTAAAATCACTAACGAAGCGTTAATGGTTTTAGAAAACGAGTTGACCTTCACGTCAGAGGTGGATCGTAATTATGATGATCAATTTTCTGTCGTTGGGGCCAAGATTGGAAATACGGTTAATGTACGTAAGCCTGGCCGTTTTATCGGTACTACTGGCCCTGCATTGAATGTTGAAGATTTTAACGAAACCAGCGTGCCAGTTACTCTGTCCACGCAGTTCCACGTTGATACCCAATTCACCACCGCTGACCTTGCATTATCTTTGGATATGTTCTCTGACCGTGTGCTAAAGCCCGCTGTCGCTGCAATCGCTAATAAGATTGACCGCGATGGTATGGTTATGGCTAACCTCAATACCGCCAACATCGTCGGTACTGCTGGTACGCCTCCCACTGGCCTGATTACTTATCTGACCGCCGGTGCTTACATGGACAGCGAAGGCGCTCCCCGCGATGGTCGCCGTTCTTGCATCATTGAGCCGTTTACCTCTGCAACTATTGTTGACAGC